TGATAATGCTACTTCAGGTTCTCACACTGTAACTGTTAAAACTACTTCAGGAACTGGAGTAACTTGGGCAGCAACAGACAAAGGAACTAAAGCAGTTTACTCTGATGGTACTAATGTTGTTGATACATTCTTTACAGAATTATCTTCAGATTACTCACCACAACTTTCAGCTAATTTAGATACAAATGCACAAAATATTATTATTGATAATACTAAAGGCATTATAGATGAAAACTCTAATGAGCAAATTAAATTTACAACAACTGGATCAGCTGTTAATGAATTTACAATGGCTAATGCCGGTACAGGTAATGCACCAGCAATATCTGCAACAGGTGGAGACGCTAACATTGATTTAAACATTACACCAAAAGGTTATGGAAGAGCGACTTTTAATGGTCAAGGTAAAATTCAAAGTGTTGCTGAAAAAGTAACTACGGCTGCAGTTGCAGCTACTGGTACAGTTGCTTACGATGTTCTTACACAAGCAGTATTAAACTATACAACTGCAGCATCAGGTAACTGGACTTTAAATGTTAGAGGAGATGGCTCAACATCTTTAGATTCAATTATGGACACAGGTGAGTCAATTACAATTGCTCATATTGTAGCTCAAACTGGATCAGCTTATTATAATTCAGCATTTCAAATTGATGGGTCAAGTGTTACTCCAGAATGGCAAGGTGGATCTGCGCCAACTTCAGGTAATACTAACTCATTAGATGTTTATTCATATACTATTATAAAAACTGGTTCATCTGCATTTACAGTATTAGCAGCTCAAACACAGTTTGCGTAATAAAATAGAAGGAGAAAAAGTATGCCATTATTAACTACAAGAGGTGGTGGGTCAGCAAGAGGATTTGGCTTACAAGGTGGTGGATTTAAAGGAATCGTAGCTACTGGAGGAACTATTACTGAACAAGGTAATTTTTATCTACACACATTTAACGGTTCAGATACTTTTCAAATAACTAAAGCTTCTGCAATATACCCTACATACGATTGGTTTATAATTGGAGCTGGTTCTGGTGGAGCGGGAGGACAAACTCACCAACACCCTGGAGCAGGTGGAGCGGCAGGTTACATAGAACAAGCAAACGGAGTTACTGGTAATGTAGCTAGTTACCCAGTAGTAATTGGAGCTGGTGGCGCTGGAGCAATCACACAACAAGTAGCTGGAGGAGCAGGTAATGCTTCTACTATTTTTGGAAATTCAGCTAACCCTGGAAATGCTGTTGGAGCAACATCTAGAACTGGTGGATCTAACGATCAATACAACGGCGGTACATCTAATAACAGACAAACTGCTGGTGGCGGAGCTGGAGCAGGGCAAAATGGTAGCGGCACTGAAGGTGGTAATGGTTACCCTAATTCTATTGACGGCACAAATAATGTTCACGGAGGCGGCGGCGGTGGAGCAGACTCACCAAGTCATCCTAATTCTGGAGGAACTGGCGGTGGAGGAAACTTTGCTTTTGGTCCGAGCCCGGCAACTCAAAATAGAGGATCTGGCGGTGGTGGAGGATTCATCAACGGCGGAGGAACAGGAAGCGATGGTGTTTGTTTTATTAAATATCAGGTAGCAGGATAATATGGCACATTTTGCAATAATGGATTCTAACAATATAGTTACAAATGTCGTAACAGTAGATAATGTTAAAGTTGAAGATGAAAACGGTAATGATGTAGAACAAAAAGGTATTGATCATCTTAAAAAAATTTTTCAAGACGAAAATTTAAATGCTGTTCAATGTTCTATTTGGACTAGAAATGGTGAACGTGTTGAAGTAAATTTACATAAACCTCCTTTTAGAAATAACTATCCTTGTGTAGGCGCTACATGGGATCCGGTTACAGAAAACTTTGTAATGCCTCAACCTTATGCTAGTTGGATTTTAAATGCTTCTCAAAATTGGGTTCCTCCTGTTACAAAACCCACACTAGAACAATCTTATTACGGAGCAGCTGAGAGTCCTCCAGAAGTTCAAGAAACTGATTATGTAACTATAGACAATGTTTTAATCCTACCAGATAGACTTAATCCTATATGGAATGAGGCTGATCAAAAATGGCAAGGTTTACATAATGATGGGGTTATCAGATCTTGGGATTCTGAAACCTTAACTTGGTCTCCTTCTATTTAATCTTTACTTAAATTAAATTTTCAGATATATTTCATATTATAAAGATATGAAACAAAACGAAAATATATTATTTTTTAGTCACGCTGTAGGATATTTTGATCTTTCCGAAGAAATGGAAAGTATGAACAAGGAATTAATTACCTTGGCGTTTAGAATGGAAAAAAATAGAGAAAAGGCAGTTTCAAAAAGTAATCAAGGTGGTTACCAATCTGATTTTTTACTTGATTCTGAATTTATTGTTAGAAGATGGAAAAAAATTTTAATAGACGTAGTTGCTAGATTTGGCAAAAGTATTCACTTAAAAGAACCTTTTACAATTCATGTAGATAAACCTTGGCTAAACGTCAACAGAAAAAATCATCATAATATTACACATACACACGGAGGAAATGATTTTAGTGTAGTTTACTATATTGAAGTTCCTGAAAATAGTGGTCGATTAGTTTTTGAAAATCCTGTTCTTCATCAAAGAACTACTACTCTTTGGTACGACAAACACGATATGTGGAATAGTGAATTTATTTATGTAACTCCTCAAAAACATAATTTAATTATATTTCCTTCTTATTTACCTCATTTTGTAGAACCTAATAAATCTAAAAAACCTAGAATTAGTTTAGCTTGTAATTTATCTATTACAAATGAAAAAAATAGAAGGTTAGAAAAGTAATTATGAGAACAATAGTTCAGCCATTGTTTCCAGTAACTGTTATGGAATTTAATGATTTTCCTATAACTGAAAAAGAAATTAATACTTTAATAAATGAACAAGATTTTGAATCTATGCAAATAGAAAACGGTTTAATATCTTCTGAAAAATATTTATTAAATAAAAAAAAGAATATTTCTTTACGAAAAAATCTTTTTTATTGTGTGGATCAATATACACATAATGTACTAGATATAACTCACAACGTAAGTTTTTATTTTCAAAACTCTTGGATGATGAAACATAGGCCTGGAGATTGGGGACAAAATCATATTCATGAAAATAGTTTAATATCTGGTGTATTATATCTTAAAGTTCCTCCAAACTCAGGAAATCTTCTTCTTCATAGAAATAGAATTGTTTCTAACTATTTAAATCCGTATATTAATTTAAAAGCCAATAGCTCAAACATATATAACGCAGATACCTATACCTGTGTTTTAGAACCTAAAAAATTAGTTTTGTTTCCAGCAAATATGAATCACAGTATTGAAAGAAACAATTCCGAAGAAGACCGATATTGCATAGCTTTTAATTTATTTTTTAGAGGAATGCTGGGCGAGGAGACCAGTATTTGTCAGATACTATGAAGATTTTAATTTTTGGATTACCTGGATCAGGTAAAACTTCTTTTGTAAATACTTTGTTAAGTAGAAATATGGCTGCTGTAAGATTTATTAATGCAGATGATATTAGAAAAGAAACAGATGATTGGGATTTTTCAAGAGAGGGAAGAGAAAGACAAGCAGAAAGAATGTACAAAGAAGCATGCAAATTAGAAGAAAAAAATATTCCTGTACTTGTAGATTTTATATGTCCGTACGATAAGTATAGAAAAAATTACGATGTAACTATTTGGATGGACACCGTTGAAAAAGGTAATTATGAAGATACATTGGCTGAATTTGAAATCCCTACTGATTACACTGAAAGAATTTCAGGTTTTAACTATTCACATCGAGACCAATTAAATTTAATTCAAAAAAAATACCTACCTCATTTTCAAAAATATTCAAACGTAGAATTTAAAATAGATCTAGGTTCTTTATATTTAGCAGGCATTGAATTGTTATGATGAAAATTACACCTTTGTTTTGTAAACCTTTAATAGAAGTAAACATAGATATAGATACTAAAAATATAGAAAAAACTTTTAGTAAATTTGAATTAGAAAAACATAATAACTCTAATTTATTACATTTAAGTTTAGATATGAATGTATTAAAAAAATTTACTAAATTAAAAAAAATAATAGATAAAGTTATAAAAGACGTAAATAGTAATGTATGGAAAATAGATAAAGAATTAATGATTACAACTAGTTGGCTTACTAAAACAGAAAAAGGTGGAGAGTCTTTATTACATAACCATCTTAACTCAATGTTTTCTGGAGTATTTTATTTTCAAGATTCTAGTCCAATAGAATTTTCACATATAAGAACAAACACTATCTATGACCCTCCTTTAGAAAATAATGTATATAATTCTAGCCAATGGGTATTAAATCCTAAACAAAATGATTTAATATTATTTCCTAGTGAGTTGAACCATCAAATTAAAAAAAGTACAATAGAAGAAACTCGATACTCTATAGCTTTTAATGTCTTGCCAAAAGGCCTTTTAGGGTATAAAGATTCTATTATAAAGATAGGAGAAATATGAAAAAGAAATACTTTTATTTAACAGGGATACCAAGATGTGGTAATACTGTTCTTTCATCAATACTTAATCAAAATCCTGATTTGTATCAAACACCGAATAGTGTAGTGCCTGAAATGTTATTTAAATTATATAATTGTAAATTTGATCCTTTATTTAAAGAACAAGCAGATCATGAATCTTTTGACAATTCTGTAAGTGCTGTAATGGATGGGTATTATGAAAATAAAAAAGCTAAATATATTTTAGAGAGAGGTCCTTGGGGAACTCCTTTTAACTTTGAACTTTTAAAAGAATTAAAAAAAAATACTAAGTTCATAGCTTTGGTCAGACCTATTCCTGAAATACTGGCTTCTTTTGTAAGAGTACAACAACCTTCAGATGCAGAAGCTTTTTGTGACATGATTATGCAAGAAGACGGTGCTGTTGGAAAAGCTTTATGGTCAATTAATTATATCAAAGACAAAGCTCCTGAAAAATTATTAGTTTTGCAATATAAAGATCTTTGTACTAAACCAGAAGAAACCGTTAAAAAGATATACAAACATTTTGACATACCTTTGTTTAAACACAGATACACTAAGTTAGATCAAGCCAGAGAGGCTGTTAAGTCAGATCAAACAGTAATTAGAACGGACAAAGTTATTCAAAAACCATACAAACCAGAGAAATATATTAGCAAAAAGACTATAAAAAAATATAAAGATGCATTCTCTCCTAAGTCAGTCTTCTTTTACAGATAATTTTATTTACTCATCCAAGGTAAGTAATGAAGCTGTAAAACAAATTTTAAAAGTTTGGAAAAAAGACCATAAATTATATGGTACTACAGGTAAAGTTGGTGGAGGTAATTATCAACCTCATATAAAACAATCGACAGATATTTCGGTATTACCTAAACATTTTAACAATGCTTTTCCTTTATACATGAAAGAATTAAACACACTCGTCAGGCAGTACACTCTTAAATACCATGAACTACATACCAACACTAGACACTTAGCTATATCTGAACCAATCAATATTCAAAAATACAAAAAAGGAGAAGGGTTTTTTGTTCCTCATTTTGAAAGATCTGGTTTAGATAGTTTGAATAGGGTTTTAGTTTTTATGACTTACTTAAGCGACAACCCTAATTGTGGCACATATTTTAAATATCAAGACATAGCTGTAAATGCTATAAAGGGACATACAGTTATATGGCCCGCAGAATTTACACATGTCCATAATGGATTGGTAGACTTTAATAAAGAAAAATACATTATTACAGGATGGATTAATGCAATTCCACCGCCTCAAAACCCAAACCCTTTACCGGGACAAAAATGATTTTAAAAAACTATTATTGGTGTTTTAGTAAAGCAGTACCTCCAGAAACTTGTAAAAAAATAATAAAAACAGGTAAAAAATCTATTTTAAAAAAAGGTACTGTAGGTGCGAAAGGTAAGCCGGGCGACGTACGAAAATCAAAAGTTACATTTTTAAATGACAATGATTTATTTAATTTAGTGGGAAATTTTGTAACAGAGTCCAATAAAAATGCTAAATGGGATTTTCAATGGGATTGGATAGAACCTATACAATTTACTTCTTACAGTAAAAAAGAATATTATGGATGGCATGCAGACGGTTTTCCAGAACCTATGAAAAAAAAAGATATTAACTTTAATGGTAAAATAAGAAAACTAAGTTTTATATTACAACTAACAGATCCTAAAAAATACACAGGCGGAGAATTAAGATTTAGTCTTCCAGGCGTAAAAAAAAATATATCTAAACCTAAAATTTTTTTACCTCAAGGAAGCGTAATTGTATTTCCTAGTTTTATTCAACATGAAGTGACACCGGTTAAAACAGGCAATAGATATTCTTTAGTCAGCTGGTGTATAGGACAACCATGGCGCTAAACTATATTCAAGAAAACAATTTCTTTTTATCAGAAGAAACTGACATGATAAATAAAGATATTCTAAATCAAGAGTTTCCATGGTTTTTACATCCTAAACCTACTACGGATAAATTTGTTTTCATGTCTCATACTTTAATAAAAAGAAATGAGTCCAAGATTAATTCCAATTACTTTTCATTCTTTTTTAAAATTTTTAAAAGGTTTGTAGATAAACACAAACTTAAATGCGATGGAATAACTAGAGCATGTTTAAATCTTACCTTTTCAGACAACAGGTTTACATATTCAGATCCCCATGTTGATTATACTGGAAATCATAAAGTTATTATCATGTATTTAAATGACTGCAGCGGAGACACCTATATATTTAACAAACAATATAAAGATAAAGAATGTTATCCTGTAGAAAAAACAAAAGGTTTTAAAGTTCTCAAAAAAATAAAACCTAAACAAGGAAAGATAATTCATTTTGATGGTTCATACTACCATGCAAATTCTTTTTGTAATCCCGGTAAATATAGAGTTGTTTGTGTAATTACTTACATATGAAATATTTAGAAAAAAACATATTAAGATTAGCTAGGTTGTATGAATCAAAGTACGTAAACAAAACAGTTATAGACAACTTAATAAAAACAATCGACAAAGGAGTTGGCAATCTAGACTATGAAACAAATGTAAAAGCTCAGATGACTCCTTTTGAATACTTCAACAACAATAAATATTTTTTACAGTTTATAAAAGACATAACACCAGAATTTGAAAAAGAAATAACTAATAGATTGCAAATATCTTTAAAATTAAAAAATGCTTGGGGCATTAAAATGAAAGGTAAACAAGATCATATTATAGAACATAACCATGATCATTCTACTAATACTATCTCAGGTATTTTATATCTAACTAACAATGGACCTGGAACTTATTTTACAGAACTAGATCACAGAGTCAACGAAAGCAAAGGCAAATTTGTGCTGTTTAATTCTTTTCTAATGCATTCTGTAGAACAAAGTTATTTAAAAACAAATAGGTATACACTAGCATTTAATTTTGAGGAACACGAAGAATGGAAATAATAGACAAATTTTTAACTATTAAACAAAACAAGAATATAGAAAAACAATTAATAGATAATTATTTTCCTTGGTATTATACTGATAGTAATATTAAAGGAGGAAGCTATTATCAATTTACTCATTTGCTTGTTTTAAATGAACAGATAAATTCTAATTATTTTGAAGTATTAGCTAAACCTATATTAGATAAAATAAAATATAAAAAATTATTAAGGGTTAGAGTTAATTTATTTACTAGAGATTCTAAAAACATTGCTTGTCCTAAACATCAAGATGATGGCGAACCTCACAAGGTTTGTGTTTATTATGTTAATACTAACAATGGCTATACATTTTTAGATCAAGGTGGTAAAGTAGATTCTAAAAGAAATAGAGCTTTGTTTTTTAACGGTAAGATTATGCATCAGGTTTTTACGCAAACAGATACAAAAAGAAGACTTACTATAAATATAACTTATCAATGATAAAATTATTAAAAGAAGAAAAAGATTATTGTTTGTATAAAAGTTCTATTATTACAAAACATAAAAAAGAACTAATTAAAGTATTAGACACTGTAAGACCTAGAGTGCAAAATATGTTTTCTAATCCTGATCTTACTAAACTATATTATATGTATAATACATTTAATCTTACAGCTTGTGATGAATATTGGTATGATTTATTTACTGATTTAAAAAAAGTAATTAGAACTAGATTAAACACACAAGGACCTTTATGGTTTCAGTGTTGGGTAAATTATCATCAAAAAAATGAGGTCTTAAATTGGCATAATCATAATTGGGATTATCATGGATATATTTCTCTTTTTAATACTGCAAAAACAAAAACAGAATTTAAAGACTATACTATAGATAATAAAGATGGTCAGATCTATATAGGACCTGGTTATAGAGAGCATAGAGTAGTAACACCTAAAAATTTCAAAGGTTTCCGAGTTACTTTAGGTTTTGACATAGTTACTAAACCTACATCTCCATCCAACATTAGTTTGATACCTATTTAAAAATGAGATATATTAAAGTATGGCTCTTAAAAAAGTAGATTTTGCAGCAGGTTTTAACAAACAAAGTGTACCCTCAGCTCTTGCAGGACAGTGGGTAGACGGAGATTTTGTGCGTTTTAGATACACTGCTCCTGAAAAAATAGGAGGATGGTCTCAACTTACTCAAGCTAATGAAACCCTTCCAGGCGTGGCTAGAGCTCAATTAGCCTTTACAAGTTTAAAAGGAGAACGATATACAGCTATCGGAACTTCTCAGGGTTTGTTTATATATTATGGAGAAGCTTTTTACGATATTACTCCTTTAGATACTGCAATTGCAGGAGCAACATTTAATACTTTTTCTAGTCAAAACAATGTTACTGTAAACAAAACTTCTCACGGTTTAGAAGTTGGAAGATACATAACGTTTACAACAGTTACTCCTCCGACAGGATACTCTGCAACAGATTTTACAGAAGGTGCTTTTGAAATTTTAACTGTTCCTAATGATAATACTTTTACAATTCAAATGAGAGTTAATGCAAGTGGAGCAGCATCCGCATCCGGTGCAGCCACAATTAACCCATACGTAGAAATAGGACCTACTTTCCAAACTTTAGGTTATGGTTGGGGAACTTATTTGTGGGGAGATTCTACATGGGGAACGGAACGATCTACAAGTAATGTAATTTTAGATCCAGGTAATTGGTCTTTAGATAATTTTGGAGAAGTATTAGTTGCAACTATTTTTAATGGTAAAACATTTACATGGAATGCAGGAGCATCTAATCCAAGAACAGTTAGAGCTTCTTTATCAACCTCCGGTTTTTCTACTTCTGCTAATCCAACAGCTAGTAGATTTACATTAGTTTCAGACAGAGATAGACATTTATTTCATTTTGGAACAGAAACAACTATAGGAGATACCGCCACTCAAGATCCTATGTTTGTAAGATTCTCGGATCAAGAAAATTTAAATGAATATTTACCAACAGCAATTAATACAGCAGGGACTTTTAGATTAGACACAGGAAATAAAATTACAGCAGCTCTTCAAGGTAAAGATTATGTTTTTGTGTTAACAGATTTAGCTGCTTATGTTATTCAATTTGTAGGTCCGCCTTTTACTTTTTCAGTAAGACAAGTAGGAACCAACTGTGGATGTATTGCTCAACATGCAGCAAGTTATGTTAATGGCGCTGTATATTGGATGTCTGCTGAAGGTGGATTTTTTATGTACGATGGTACAGTAAAAACTCTTCCATGTTTAGTTGAAGATTTTGTTTTTACTACTCAAAATGGAAATTTAGGAATTAACTACGACTCAGCTAGCACAGTTTATTCAGCTCCCAATACTTTGTACACAGAAGTAAATTGGTTTTATCCTAAATCAGGATCAGAACAAATAGATAGATGTGTAACATATAACTACCAAGAAAATTGTTGGACCACCAGTTCATTAGACAGAACTACTTATCAAGATCAAGGAGTATTTACTCTCCCTTATGCAACAGACTACGAGTTAACAAACACTCCGGTTTTTTCTGAAATATCTGGTATTACAAATAAATATGGAGCTTCTTTATACTATGCTCATGAAACAGGGACAGATCAAATTAATAGTTCAGGTACAACTTCTATTGATGCATTTATAAGATCAGGAGATTTTGATATAGATGATGGTGAATTGTTTATGTCCATGAGAAGATTTATGCCGGATTACAAATTTTTAGTAGGGAACTCTAAAGTAACTTTATTTATTTCTGACTATCCTTCAGAACTTCAAGCAGGTTCACCTCTTGGACCTTTTACAATAACAAGCACCACAGATAAAGTAGACACTAGAGCGAGAGGAAGGCTACTATCCTTGAAAATAGAAAACGATGCTGCAGGAGAAACATGGCGTTATGGTAGTTTTAGACTAGATGCACAACCCGATGGAAGAAGATAATGGCAAAAATAAGTAATTATATACCGGAACCTAATTTAGAATATAATGTAGAAAATCAAAGACAAATTATAGAGTCCTTGACAACTATGAAACAGCAGCTTAATACTACTTACTTACAGGATCAAAAAGAAGATTTAGAAAGGTTCACTTGGTTTAATGGCTAATATATATAAAAAAGTAAATACAGATTTAATATCAGGTACAGAACAAAGTGTTTATACAGTTCCTAGTAACTCAAGGTCTTTAGTTAAAGCTATTCATGTTTACAATGAAGGTGCAGGAGATGCAGTTGTTACAATTAAAATTACTTCAGGAGCCACAACTT